AGCCGGAATGTTATTTCTTCGTGTGTGGTGCCGGTAAAGTCTCCGCAGCGTCTTTAAGACTCTTAGAATTGATACAATCCAAGAGAATTAACCTAGTCTACATCTATCCCGAAGAGATCATGCTTTCTCCAACACAGAAAAAACTTAATAGAGTTGCATTTAACGTTTTTCAACAGTATGCAAGATCGGGTTTGTTGAATTCCATGTATATTATGTCGAATGAAGAGATATGTAGCTTTCTTCCTTACTATTCTTTGGACGACATGTATGATCACATCAACGCAGCTATTGTAAATGTGTTTGAGAGTGTAATTTTTTATCTTAATCAGAAGCCAATCTTGGGATCTCACCATGAAGCCAAGGAAATTTCGCGCATTAGAACCGTTGAGTACGGAGAATTCAAAGAAAATAAAAAAAATATGTACTTTCCACTTGACAACGTTACCGAAACATGCTATATTAATATAGTAAACGATGAGGACATGAAAAATAACAGAGAGTTATTGGATTTATTGAAGAACAAAATAAGAGAAGATAGCGAGAATAATATTCTTTCTTCCTTTGTTGTGTTTAGATCTGACTATGAACATTCTTTCTATTATGCGATTCGATTTACACATTATCTTCAGGAGGAATAATGAATAGAGACCTTGAGTTAACTTTGGGAGAAATCCATTATGCAACTGGCAGTCAGTTCATTGAATTTATTATCCCTTTGAGATATATTTCTAGAGGACCTGTACTTGCTTATCATGATAAGAATGGTAAAGCAAAATCAAATTATTCAAAACCAGCATATTATTGTAGTATTTCTTATGTTAATGGCGAAACAAAGGTTGATAAGATTTCTACATCAATGTTAAAAAAAATATTAGAAATTACTTGACAAGTTCTGAGAACATGTTATAATATAAAAGTAAGCAACGGAGGACACATGAAACTTACAGAACAACAAATAAAAAATATTATTGCGCTTGATGTTTCTGGAAAGGGTGGAAAAGACGCAGAGCTCGCAAAAGCCCTTGGTTTCTCAAGAAAATCAGAAAAATATTATGATGCCGTTTCTCGTTATGGTAAAAGATGGGAGTTTAAAAAACAACAAAGTCAACAGTTTTTAGATCCATACAAGTTTTCTCAAATGTCTAAAAAAGACAAGAGAAATATTGGTATTCTTTTTTTCATGCATAAAAATGGTAAAATCACCGAGATCTATGAAACAAATTATAGTCAATTAATCAAGGCAATGGGTTACACTCATTGGGATCTTAAAGCAATACAAAAATTGTATGAAAGAGATTGCTTTGTTAATAGATCAAACACTCAGATAAAAGCTGAACTGAAATATTCTGAGATTTCAAACTTCAAATTAATTTGGAAAAAAACTTGACAAGTTCTGAGAACATGTTATAATATAAAGGTAAGAAACTGGAGGTATTATGATTTCATTACTTTTAATTTTCTTCATCGGATGTGGTGAAGAGAAAACTGACGATTCTGCTCAACCTGTTGAGCAACAAGAAGAAGTTGTAGAAGATACTGCAACTGAGATTGTCTAAAAAAACTTTAAAAAAAATAAAAAAAATACTTGACAAACATAAAATAATATGTTATAATATAAAGGTAAACAATGAGAAGTGAAACTCCAAAACATTCACAAAGAGGTTAAGACTTATTCCGGTTTAAAAAGTCAAAAAAAAACTAACTAGACATTTCAATAATTTAGGAGGAAATATGTCAAATTCTAACGTAACTATCTTTAACGGAACTTTCCAAAAGCAAAATGGCGATCGCCGTACAATGCGATTTATTCGTCGCCAAGATCTTCCAAGCTCAATGGTTAACGAAGCTACCATTCGAACTCTTGAAGGCAAGACTGGCTCCGAAGTCGTCTATGATGTTGATGCTCGTGCATTCCGTCAATTCAATTGGAAAACTGTTGAAGGTGATGTAACCCGCACAAGTTCCACCTTTAATTTCTAAGCGCTCCTGTCTTAGATAAAGCAGCGGTTTTTGAGTTAGGGTTTTCCGTTTAAAAAAACCCTTTCGTTTGGATAATCTTTAGGGTTAGCGGTTTTTCGGGTTGTTTTCCGTTGTTGAAAAAAACTTCCCCTGTTTTCTTGACAGTATCAAGATAATATGTTATAATATAAATGGGAGCAAGATTAAAACTCTGCTTACCTTAGTCTGAGAAGACAATAAACATCGCCAACTAATAGGAGAAACCAACATGGCACTTAATATTGAACTAATGAAACAAAAACTTGCAAGCTCACAAAACAAGAATGCAGGTAAATCAAATGATACTAAATGGCGACCGTCTGAAGGAGACCAAACAATTCGAATCCTTCCAACCAAAGATGGAGACCCGTTCAAGGAATTCCACTTTCACTACAATGTAGGAAAGAATCCTGGTATCCTTTGTCCTAAAAAGAACTACGGCGAGCACTGCCCTATTTGTGAATTCGCATCAACCCTCTGGCGTGATGGTGTTGATAATAACGATGATCAAACTAAAAATGCTGCAAAGAAGTTGTTCGCTCGTAAGCGTTACTACTCTCCAATCCTTGTCCGTGGTCAAGAGACTAATGGTGTAAAGATTTGGGCCTATGGTAAGACTGCCTATGAGACACTTCTTGGCTATGTTCTGGATCCTGATTATGGAGACATTACCTCTGCCGAAACTGGAACTGACATTGTTTTGTCTTACACCGTTCCAGGCACTCCTGGGTCTTTCCCAAAGACTCAACTTAAACCTCGTCGACGACCATCTGTGTTGTGTGATGAAGCAATCGCTGACTGTGACGCTCTTCTAGATAGTGTGCCCGACATCGAAGCACAATTTAATAGACTGTCATCTGAAGATATACAAGCTCTGTTGGACGACTATCTGTCTACGGATTCCTCCTCCGAAATGTCCTCCTCAGAAACTGCCAAATATGGCAGTGCCGTAGATAAAAAGATTAGCGACTTTCTAAGTTAGTGATTGATCGCCTTGCCTCTTGGCGTTGTAAATAAAGAGGCAATTTATTTATGGAGAAACAATGACAAAAGCAGGTAAAATTGATCTAAAAGCGATGCAAAAACTTGTTAACAAAAAGACCGGCTTAAACGTTGCTCACAACCTAAACGAAAACAATCCCACTATTGTGAAAGAGTGGATTCCGACAGGATCTCGCTGGCTTGATTCTATTACATGTAGAGGAAGGCTCGGTGGTATCCCAGTAGGAAAGATAACTGAGATTGCTGGACTATCTGGTGCTGGTAAATCATTCATGGCTGCTCAAATTGCTGCTAATGCTCAGAAGATGGGAAAGTTTCCTGTCTACTTTGATGCTGAATCTGCAATTGATCCAGGATTTCTGGAAAGCGCTGGAGTTGATATCAACAGCCTGATGTATATTCAAGCAATTTCTGTTGAAAAAGTATTAGAAACAATTGAGGCTCTTATAGATCAATATGAAGATACACAATTTATATTTATCTGGGACTCAATTGCTGCAACAAGTTCCGAAAAAGAACTTGAATCAGATTTTAATCCTCAATCAACAATGTCCGTTAAGCCAAGAATTTTTGGTAAGGCTTTTCCCAAGCTAACAATTCCTTTGGCTAACGGACAACACACTTTACTTCTGATTAATCAGTTGAAAACCAATATTAATACTCAAAACCCAATGGCTGCTCTTGTTGAGCCTTTCATCGCACCCGGTGGTAAAGCTATTGAATACTTCTGCTCTATGCGCATTTGGCTTACAAAGCGTAAATCAAAGGCAGCATACTTGCAAGATGATACTGGTCTTCGGATTGGCTCAGAAGTAAAGTGTAAACTCCAGAAGTCTCGCTTCGGGACAGAAGGAAGAGAGTGTACATTCAAGATTCTATGGTCTGGTGGCGCTGCTATTCAAGACGAAGAGTCTTGGCTGTTAGCTCTCAAATCCTCTGGAACCAAACGCTTGAAACTATCAGGCGCATGGTATACTCTTGTTGATAAAGACGGAAAAGAAATAAAATTCCAAGGAAAACAATGGAAGGCTAAACTTCAAGATCCACATT